TTGAAACCAAAAACAGACCACGCTACGTCATCAAGGGCAACAAAAATGCATTTAAATAAATATTATGTTTATTTCTTCGCTGGTGTAAGCCTTCTTTATGCTTTGCCTTTTATATTACATAGCAATTTATACCTTGATGATGTATACAGAAGTGTTTACGGTGATGGGTCATGGAGCCCTCTTGGGCGCCCATTAGCAGACATGATAACATTCGGTTTGTCATTAAATAGATTCTACTTGAGTGATTTCTACCCGCTAGGAATTATTATAGCAATAATTATATTTACATGTATTATATATTTTATTATTGAAAAAGAATTATCTGTGATTAGTGGGTATGCACTTATACCACTACCAACATTGTTTGCATCCCCAATATTCTTGCAAAACATGTCTTATCATTATGACAGCACTGCAATGACTATCGCTCTATCATTGGGAGTTCTTGCGTTTTACTTGTCATGTTCAAGGGGGGTGTTTTACAACATCCTCTCCATAATTTCATTAATTGCTTCTCTTTCTTTATATCAACCATGCGCAAATATATTCCTTGGCCTCATGGCCGCAAATATTATCATAAAGATAAAGAATTCAAACAACTTAAAATTAAAACAGTGTATTTTAGATAGCGTATTATTCTGCTGTTCATTCTTAATATATTATTTGTTTGTGGTGAAATTATTTTCTCTTGGAGGGCAAAGGGCATCATTTATCGAACCATCAAATATAATTAGCTCTTTGATGTTGGCACTTAAAGGTGCCTGTAACATAAGCTCACTAATCCTCACAGGGTTTATGAAGATTGTGTTTCATATTCTGGTTGCAAGCGCTGCCATATCAATAATCGCGGCAATAATAAAGATGAAGCCTAGCTTTTCAGATTTGTCATCTGCGTTATTACGCTTTTCACTCAGTATCATTTTGCTGTTCTTCTCGGCAATAGGCACTTCATTCCTTGTGGTTGAAGGCATAACAGACATTAGAGTAATGGTGGGATTATCTTCTGTTGTTTTCTTTTTGCTTGTTATTGCTTTGCGAGAATTAAACCTAAAGGCGTCATTCGCATTAGTGTCATTTATTTTATTACCCGTTGTTTCACTTTCTTTTCAGTATGTCAACGCATCTTCATATCAAAGGGATTTTGAGTTATCAATCCTTACTAATGTTTCCAGGGATGTTGACTATGGTGCTAATGGATCCGTTTATATATCAGGAACGATGCCTTTGTCACCACAAGCCAAAGTAGCAATAAATGCAGTTCCGTTTATTGGAAGAGTTATGCCACCTTCCCCGCCTTGGGTTTCAAGGAGGCTCGCCGTGTCGGCAGGTATTAATAGCATAGAAAACTCCTGGGGTGGTGATAATCTAGATTTGATATCTAAGGTATGCGATGAAAATTTAAGACCTTTGATTACAAATCATCTATATTCGATATATAAAATTAGCGATAAAAGCCTTGTGTACTTTAAAGGGAATTCAAATATATGCGATTAAATAAAAGCCCCAATCGGGGCTTTTATTCAAAGTGATTTGAAAACAGCACCACCAGAAACAGTAGGTGAATCAATTACACTGCCTATATTATTAAGATAAGTATTTACCCCACCTACAAACCCAACTGTTTGATTTGTTAAAGTTCCATCTTTTTTGATATTACACGCATTGAATATGACCGATAAGTTCTTAGTGGTGTGACTGCTTTGCACCCTATAAATTGGAGTTGAAACAGACGGGTTGCGCTGCTCAATCATCCCTTGATATGTATTTACTACGATAGTGCTATCATAAAGAGCATCGGATGTCATTGCTACGGATAGCCTTGAACCAGCGACACCTTCTGAACCACATGAGTTCATCGTAATACCTACTGGATTAATAAATTGATATGCTACTGCATCCGTTTCACCCAAATCGGTCATAGGCTCACAGTTATCACATGTGCAACTTGTCATGGTCGTATACTGCTGCCCTGCGTAGAAATGACCTATTTGATAATTGGTAACACCAATCATTAAATCATTGCTTGTTCCTGACATTAGGTATGACCCACTTCTAATTTTCGCAATAAATACACCATAGAATTGTTTTACTCCAAGGCCTAATATTTGGGCGTGTATTTTGTTAAACCATACGTCTTCACCCCAGATTCCAATATATGGGCATTCAAGCCTTACATTATCAATGGTTGACACGTTTAACTTTGGCATCCAAAGACCATAATTGGTGTTATTGGCCCTTCCTGTCAAGCCATCTCTAATAAATGTTATCCCGCTTAAATATGCGTTTTCACAGTCTGCCGTGTAGTCGTCTACATCCATGTTATCACCGAGAAATAAAACATACGCATCGATGTCTTTCCCGGTTGTAACATGATAGGTATCATTTGTAGTTCTTGCTATGGTGGTAACGCCAACCCCTCCACCTTTTAGACCGCTTTTTTTCCAGATAGGTATTCCGGTGTGAGTCAGGTACTTACCAGGTGATGCATTCATGACAACTTTGTTAAGTCTTGCGTACGTCATGGCTTTAATAAGTGCATCACCTGAGTCAGTCAGACCATCGGGTTTTGCCCCAAACATGTCGATGGAATATATGCCATCATTAACAATTCTTTTCCATGCTAAAGTTCCGGTTGTTGGAACTATTACGACCCCACCATCATCAACAAGCGATCCTTTCGCCACAGCCTGGAAATAACCGCCACCGTAATGGATTTCCGTAGCGCTTGAACTGGCGTAAATGGCTAGCAAAGGCGTAAACAAAGTGATCCTCGTCGGTAACCTCGGGCAAGACCCTGAGGTCCGTTATCTTCCGTCCGGCGGCGCAGTATGCAGCGTGACGTTGGCGACATCGGAGTCATGGCGAGATAAAGCCACCGGCGAGCTCAAAGAGCAAACGGAATGGCACCGCGTCGTTCTGTTCGGAAAGCTGGCTGAGGTGGCCGGTGAATACCTGCGCAAGGGCTCTCAGGTCTATATCGAAGGCCAGCTGCGCACCCGTAAATGGACAGATCAGGCTGGCGTGGAGAAATACACAACAGAGGTAGTTGTAAACGTCGGCGGCACAATGCAGATGCTTGGTGGCCGTCAGGGCGGTGGAGCGGCACCGGCAGGTGGCAGCCCGGCGCAGGGCGGAAATCAGTTCAGCGGCGGCGCACGGCCTCGCGCACAGCAGCAGTCGGCACCCGCCCAATCTAACGAACCGCCAATGGACTTCGACGACGATATACCCTTTTGAAGCATCTCCCGGTCAGGAGGAACCAATGAACAAATTTACCCCCGAGTATCGAAAATATCTTCTCCGGCCAATCCCTGACCGGAAACTTACCCCGCAAGAACGCGCCGATCGCAAAGAGCTTTACCAGATCATCCGTGAGGAGCGTGAGAACGATACATCACCGGCAAAACCATCGACTTATAGGCCATGTGATCCATATCTGAATGACAACCGCAAAGGTCTCGGCGGTGCTTCAAGGAGTGACTAATGACTCACGCTCACGACGACATCAGGGTTGGCACACTGTGCCTTCCCTTCATTGGTAACGGCTGGCTAATGCCATGGGGTGAAGTGGTCAGCAATCCATTAAAGGCGCAGCGGCTCGCTGAGGAATATCGGGAACACAGCGCGCATTTGCTGGGAGGATATGCAGCTAGGGCCCGCCGGTACATGCCGACCTGATGTTTACTCTATTGCTCACAGCTACAGTAAGTTCTGCCCTGTCGTCTATGAGGTCAAAGTAAGCGTAAGTGATTTCCGGGCTGACGTTACAGCAGGCAAATACACCAAGTACTTCAATTACGCAGGCGGCGTTGTTTTTGCTGTTCCTGAAGGCATGCTCAAGAAAAGCGACATCCCAGATGGTTGTGGCTTGATGATCCGGAAGGAAACCGGATGGCATACCCTCAAAGGCCCAACAATGCGCCAGATTGATACCCTTCCTCGCGACGCCTGGATGAAATTGCTTATGGATGGCATGACCCGGCAGGCAGAGAGAACCCAAATAAAAAGCCGCGTAATCAACACCTACCTCAGCGACCAAAAACTAATGAAGCGACATGGCAAGGAAATCGCCGATCTTGTTTGTCGAGCTCATCGGTCGAAGGAGCGCCTTGAGCAGCACATTATGGATAACGATGAAAGGCTGAAGAACCTGCGGCAGGAAACTGAAGAGGAGCTGCAACGACGACGTAAGCGCCGGGAGGAATCGGAGGAAAGGTTAACCGACGCTCAGCAAGATCTGGCGAAAGCGCTAGGCCTCGACCCGAATGTCCCTATGTATGTTCTTACAAGGACGCTATGGGAAGCAATGCGCCGACTGACCGAGGATGAAGAGATAAAGAGGTTGCGAGGAATATTGTCCAACCTTGAGCGCACGCTGAATGATGGTCTGAAACCATTACCCGGGGAGAACGCCGCATGAACAAAGCCTCGCCCGTTGATTTGAGAAAAAGCATCGAAATCGCCAACCACCTGGCGCACATCGGGATTCGCTTTGTGCCGATCCCGGTGGCGACCGAGGAAGAGTTCCAGACGCTTGCCGCCGAGTTATCGCTACGGCTTGAGCAGATGGCTGTCGAAGCCGAGAAGAATGAAGGCGGTGCAACATGAAGGCACTAATCACCAGGTCGCTTAGTCGGCCTTTTTTATTGCTGGCGTTCACCTTCAACCGAATTAACAGACAGTTCCGGGAGCACTGATTATGAGCATGGAAAAATTCATTAAGCCTTTTCCTCTGTCAGATATAAAAACTCCGCGAAATGGCGCTGAAATCTTGCTGGACAACTACTGGCTTACGAAAGATGGGATGTACTTTAAATCAAAGCGCGGAGGCACTCACCAGTGCAACCGAGATAAGCGCGTAGTCGATACAGTTTATGCCGACCTCCTGTCATCTGGATATGAATGCACTTACATCCCTATCGCATATATCAAGAGAGATTCTCATGACCGCTGAAATCATCGACCAAGCCAACGAGCTTACACAGCAGCGCATCGACATGGCTATTGCCGCTCACCGCCTCAACCGCAACGCCGTATCAGCTGAGCATTGCGCCGAGTGCGGAGATGATATTCCCGGGCCGCGACGAGCTGCCGTTCCCGGCTGCCAGACATGCGCGGATTGCCAATCCGTCATTGAGCTGAAGAATAAGCAGAGGGGGATCCAGTGAAAGAGCGCGGGATGATTTTTAACGGCGAGATGGTACGCGCCATCCTAGACGGCCGGAAGACGCAGACGCGGCGTCCGGTAAAGCTCCCGCATATCGATAGAGATGCGATGTGCGAACTATCCGGCAATGAATTGGCTGGTGAGTTATCGGCGGGAAATTACAGAAACAGCCTGCACGGCAAGCCTGGCGATCGCATTTGGGTGCGCGAGACATCCGGACTGCAGGTACGCCGTGACGCGCTAGGAGGCACGGGAGAGTTCAGGGTATATCGTGCAAGCGCGCCAGACGCCATTCGATATACAACAGCTGAAGGCAAGGAAGTCCCATTAAAGTGGACCCCTTCTATTCACATGCCTCGTCACGCCTGCCGCATTCTGTTGGAAATTACCGGGATCCGCATTGAACGCTTAGCCAGTATTAGCGATGACGATGCGGGAAAAGAAGGTTATCCGGCAAATCCTGCGACTTACGGCGGCGATATGGATAAATGGCTGTGGTTCCGCCAGTTATGGGACAGCATCTATCCGGATCAAAGCTTCAAGCACAACCCCTGGGTCTGGGTAATCGAATTTAAGGTGGTGCCAAATGTTCAGGATAATCCAGCCTAATACCTGGTACGCCGATCTCCACGGCGCGCCCTGCAAAATCCTCCGCTCTACCCACGAAGTCATCCACTACATCCGCAACGGCCGCACATGCATCGCCAGTATGGGCCGCTTTCAGCACGAATTCGAACCGCTGACCAAAGCGCAGGCCGAGCGGATCGCCGAAGAAATCGAAACAGCAGAACACATTGAAAAATTAAGGAGCATGAGCCGTGATCGGAATACTCAAAGAAGTACCGAAGGAAAGCTGGCCTGTACGATGCCACGACCCGAAACGCAGCAATGTATGGGTTAACTCTTACTTTCTCGTGCAGGAGTTTCAGGAGGGAAACGGTGTTATTCGCCTGTCGGTTAACACTACCAGCATGGCTAATTCTGGACGCTGGAAAGATGGGATTAGCTGGGACGCTTTGCAGGAGATAAAGAACGCTGTCGGTTACGCAGATCGCGATGCTGTAGAAATTTACCCGGCACAAAATGACGTGGTCAATGTAGCCAACATGCGACACCTGTGGCTTGTTAACGAACCGCTTACTTTTGCATGGCGCAAAGATTAAAACGCCTCCGCGCTATGCGGGCGGCATGAGGAATAGCAATGTCAGATCAAAGCAAATTTTACGATTACTACATGGTGGAAGGTGATGATGTTAAATCGCTGGTTGATGGGTATGAGGAAATCAGCAAACAAAGAAACTCCATTCTTCCTGATGCTGTAGCAAAAGTTGGAGCAGTTGCCTGGACAACATCAAGCGGATGGGGAGGCGGCGGTGGGTTGCTTAATGGTTTTGCCTGGGAAAAGGGATATGAATTCCCATGCCCAATGACTATTAAGCGAGAAGAAATGTTTGATGGTAGGCGAGTGGTACTTGGCAGAGGGAAAGGAAATACAAAGGAAGGCCGAGCTTTCAATAAAGTTCTCGATGCTGTGAAAGAGGAAGCAAACAAAAAGCTGAAATTGCTGCCTGAGTGGAATGACTACATCGTTAACCACTACGGAATCATGCGAACCGGAATTGGTGGTCAGTCTGGCCGAGGATTCGGATTCGCAATGCTTTCGACGTATGGAGGTAAACACCCTGTGCGTGATGACTGCCTGGTATTCGCCGTCCCTAACAGCAAAGAAGAACGTCACGGAGAGATAGTAATTCCAGATAGCTTCAAGAAGATTACATACGGTCAATTCTACGACATCGTTAATCAGCAGCAAGAATGACGCAACTGATAGCCAGTTATGATCTGGCTATTGGGTGCGAATGCACTGCCACGTTATCCCCCATTTTCCCGGCCATAGTGCCGGGTTCTTTTTGCCTGGAGAAAAGCATGCAAACAACAATCAGCATTCAGCCGGTTCTGGTTAACCGTGAGCGCGTTCAGGAGATGCTTGGTGGTATCTCCAGACCCACGTTTTATCGTAAGCGCAAACAGTGGGAAGAATCCGGCACACCATTCCCGCAGGAAGTGGAAGAAATCCACCCTCCGAAAGGTGGTGCTCTCTTCCGTTATGCAGAGGTCATTCAATTCTGCAAAGATAAAGGGTTACTGGCTGCACACGCCTGAATCTTCTCAGCCCACAATTCTGCCGCTGCCTGCTGCTCGGGGATGTAATCATACTGGTCATAAACAGCCAACATCCCCGTTAGCTTATGCCCGAGGATCTTCTCTGATACGTGAGGCGCTACTCCAAGCTCAGCCATCTTTGTTTTGCACGTTCTGCGCAGGTCGTGCAGAGACCAGTGTTCACCATCCATAACCTCTTCCACCTGCCCCGCGATGGAAATCAATGTACTGGCTGACATAGGCCTGTCCACCTGCAATTTAGCCGGTGGAAACACGATTGACTGATCGGGGTACACATCAAAAACCTTCTGCAGATAATCGGCTGCCAGCTGAGAAATCCCACGCACAAAGCGCTTACGCGTTTTCGAGTTCTTTTTCGGTATTACCCACTCTCTCGCCTTCAAGTCAAAATCACCCTTCCTTGCCAGCCTCAACTCAACACCGCGGCATCCGGTAAGCGCCACAAGACGGATCAGCATTTTGTTTTGCCATGACATCTTGGTTTTATCGATGGCATTCCAGAACGCGCCTATCTCTTCGTCATTCAGGAATCTTTCCCCGTCATCCGGACGGCTGCCGATATCGTTAATCTCAAGCAACATTAGAGAATTTGAAGTAATACGTTTTCGACGCAGCGCATAGCGGATCACCTGCTTCATCTTCACCAGAACGTTACCTGCCTGAACCGGCGAACCACCTTTCGTTATACGCAGGAATATCTGCTCCCATTCAACGGGGCTCATCTCATCTGCTATCAGCCGACCGTAATTGTCGGTAACGTGAAGCTTCAGCATCCGCTTCCAGTATTCATACTTCACCATCTCTTTCACTGATGGTGTTTCAAGCCACTCATCAATGAGGGTGCTTATGCTTGGTGAGCTGGATACAATGTCCCTGGCTTTCTTCCGCTGCATAGCCGGGTCGCGTCCCTCTTCCAGCCAACCCTTGCATTCCTCCATAGCATCACGGGCTTCTTTGATCGACATCTTGCCATAGGTGCCAAGTTTTAGCCGGGCAGGTTTCCCGTTGAAGCGATAGCGGTACTGAAAGGTGATAAGTCCCTTTGGGCTGATCCTGGCAGAAAGTCCACCACCATCAGCTATCTCCTCTGGTCCATCATATGGCTTGCCAGCTATACGTCTGAGCTTAGTATCGTTGAGAGGCAT